TTTTCTCCTGAATTGCAGAATTGTCATTACCGGAAATTTCCGGCTTGGATCTGCCTACCCCAACACTGGAGTCAGCAGGAATGGAAACCATGCTCACTTCGAGCGGTTTAAACATATTGACTCTGTAGAGAGGCTTGTCTTTATAGCCGTTCTCGTCTTTCGTCATGCCTTGAATCTGGTATCCAATCGAGACGTTGCCTCTGATTCCGTCAACTACGTCTCTGTAAACTTCTTCCGCCATTGCGTTTTTGCTGAAGCGGACTTGCGCTCTGAGTTTGTCGTTGTCCATATATGCCGTTTCGACCACTCCAATTTGTTGCCTGGCGTCATGGTCCAAAAGCAGTGGCGCTTTGCCTGAAGACATGAATTCCATGTCAACGCTTCCGGCATTGTGTTCGAGGACTTCAAAGCCGAATTCTCTTTCAACCGGATTCGTTGAACTAATCGACATCATCACTCTTCTGTCAGACTCGTCATCCATCATGCGAACGCTTCCGGTTCGGTATTGCGTTTGAACTGGTAAGTCTCGCTTTTCGACTTGTTCAACTTCTCGCTCTTCCGGCTCTTCTGCGACTTGTTCCGCTTTGGCAAACGCCACAATGTATTCGTCGTCAGTCTCTTCGACGTCTATGACGTGCCTTTCGGTCATGCTTGTTAGGTCCATGTTTCTCTCGCTTTGATTCACGATTTTCTCACTCCAGCTTTTGCCAGCATCTCCACCCCATAGCGCCCAAGCGATTCGTCCGTTTGATGGATAACCTTTTTCGCCTGGTCGAAAACCTTCGGCTTTTTTGTCAACTTCATGCCTCGCAAAAAAGGACTTCATCCGCTTTACTGTTGCCAGTGGTAGGCTCTTGCCGTTGCTGATGTCTCTTGCTCTGGCGATTCCGACACTGGTTCCGCCTCTGCCAAATTCTCGTCTCCACTCTAGGCCACGGTTTGCCTCGGAAATCATGCCCTCGGTTGGCTTGTAGCTTTCTGCCATTACTCGACTTCTGGCTCGACAGGTCCGTGTGGACTGCCTAAAGGTTCAAAGGCTAAAGTGATTCCGTAGCGTTCCGCCATTGCCTTGTCGTTCTGCATTTGCTGAAACACCTCTTCCACGTCACGCCCGTATTGTCTGGCAACGTCATTAAGGCTTTTGAATCCGTTTCTTACGGCTTCGACTTCTGCTCGAATCTCTTTTGCTGGATCAACCCAAGAAAATCCTCTGCCTCGAAACTCGAGAGTGTTTGAAAACTTGTCGTAGCGAGTAATCGGAATCGGAATGCTGCCGCTTGTCATTGCCATTTTCAGCCACTCTTGAGCAACAGGCTCGCACAAGTGCTGAATCAAGAAACTTTGCAGTTGTCTGTAAAGGTCACGCTCTTCGAGTGCGCCTTGTCTTATGCTGCTGTAGCTGACGCCTTCGAGGTTGTTTGAGAGACTTGTGTAAGAAATGCCAAGACCACTGGCAATGCCGCGAAGAATGCCTTTGTGAAATTCGGCATAGGCGCTGGTTGGATGGCTAGGATTCCATTCTTGAAACTGCATTCCGGCTGGCAATTGCTGAATACTTCCAGGTTCGCCCGACATAATCTGGTTGCCGTCTGCTGCCTCATCCCCAATGAAGCCTTCACCGTCTGGCGAAACTAAGAAGCCCATCTTTGCGGCTGCGGTTCGAGCAGCAATCAGTTCAGCTTCTTCATAGCCGCTGAGAATCCGCATTCTTGTCATCGCTGACGCAAACCAACTGACGCCTCTCGTTTGTTGCGCTCTGTCCGGTAGGTAAATGTGTAGAATGTCGCTGGCGTCAACTCTGGTGCGTTTGTCTGAACGCCTTTGTCCAAACGTATCGAACGGATGGCCTTGGCCTAGTTTCAAGTAGTAAGCAACTGGTGCATCGAACTCGTCCAACTCCACACCCATCACCACTCTTCTACCTTTTGGCTCAGTGGTGAAATATTCTTCATCCAAAAAATCCGGCTCAAGAATCTGCAACGCTAGCCCATCCGTCCACTTCTGGCCTCGAACAAAGCGAATCAGAATTTCACCGTCCCGACAAAGTCCTTGAATCACCAACCGTTGAAGGTCTAGCCAAGAGTGCTTGCGGCTTGCACTGCATCGCTTGCCCCATCTTTTGAAGGCTCGCTCAATGATTTCATTGCCAGCAGCATCTAATTGTCCAACATTTGGCTCATTGAGATTTCTGGCGCGAGATTGGAGCTGAAAGCCGTGTTCACCAATGACGTTAGAACTCATCAATTGAAGATAACGTCTGGCGTAATCGTCATTGCGGCAAAGTTCTCTTGCTCTGTCTCGAATACGTCTGAGCGAATACTGAAGTTCTGCATCTGCTGAAGTCGTTGAACCGATAAAGTCCGCAAGAAATCTCGAACCTGCCGCTCCGTCATATCGACGCTTCTTCTGCTTTGGACTTGGATTCTCTGGTGCTGTTCGGTGGACTCTATCGGTGAGCCACCACATTGCCTCTTGAATCATCCTGCTCTCCTGAACTCAACCTTCACCATGTTGCCAGGACGTTTCCCACTTCTGACGCGAGCCTGTTGCCGCTCTTTGGTGACTTCTTGGTGGTAGTAGTCGCGCCACTTCATGAGGTCTGTGATTGAAAGCTTGGTCAAGCTGCGGTTGCCAATGCTGTATTCTTCAACGTCATTGTCTGCGCGGCCTTCGAGCAGAGATTGAATCTTTTGCAACATGATTTCAGCGTGAGTTCGCGGATCGTGGGCAACGTCTGTGTCTTGGTCAATGAACCATTGGCCTTCAGAAACCTTGATTTTCTGATCGTCGCTAGTCCGAACAATCCAGGCTTGCCAAGTAATCTGTCCGGTTGGGTAGGATTGAGTATCTGAAGAAGAGACTTCGATAAAGTAAGTCGAATCGGCTTCAACAGCCGTGATCGCAATCTCGGTGCTGGAAGACTCTTGGCTTCTGCCGAAATACTTTAGTTGATAGGAAGCTGGAGGATAATCAGAAGCGAGATCGTCCTTGCGCCAAAGCCAGCGTTCGCCAGCTACAAGACGGTCAGGTTCCGTTGTGGGATAATTTGCGCGGTCAAAAAGATTGGTTGCCATGCGCTAGAAATAGCGCAGAACTTCAAGCTTGTGGGCAGGATTGGCAGGATTGGCAGAATTGGCAAAGCTATTGAAGCTTCGCAAATGAATCTAAATAACTGGTTTGGCTTTCAATTCTCCAACTTCCACCAACTTTGTAAGCCGGAACTAAGCCGGATTCACAGAATCGGTAGGCTGTTCGCTCGCTGACATCCAACTCAGCAGCCAACTGTTTTGGTGTCAAATATCGGTTCCTTCGGTGTCGCATATCAAAACCTTTGAATCCAAGATTGTGGCCTTCGTGCAGGTTTCAAAGTTCTTCGTTGTGGTTGAGGTTCAGGTTGGGCAACGCTTTCTTCAACAGTTTCAACTACTTTAGCAGTTCTTTGTAGTCTTTTCCAATCCCGAATGTTTAGCGAAGACAAGGCTGCTAAACTATAAACTAAACAATCCAAGGCTTCATTGCGTGGTCTGATTTTTATCCACTCTCTGCGAGGAAATCCTTTGTGATACTTGGTGACAATCTTCTCAGCCGTGAGTTGTGCGAAATATTCTTCATCCAAGTGTTTTGGAAATCTTAGTGCTTCTGGTCCGCTGGCAATGCGAAGTCTGCCAAAAATCGCTTGTTTGATCGTGTCCACCCCAACCGGAAAGAGTTTGATTCTGCCGGAATTGTTGCGGCTGGGTCTACCGATTGGTGGCTTGCCTTCACCTCCTACGCCTTTGATTGCGTAGATTCTCGCAGTTGTTCGGCTTCTAACAAACTCATAAACCGCTTGCGTGAAGTGTCCGGAGTCAATACAAGCTGCTTGCACTGGCAACTCGTGACCATCCGCACAACGCCACCTTTCTCTTAGTAACTTGTCGAGCTGCAACCAAGTCTGAGGCGCTGCCGGATCTGAATGCAGAATCTGATGGTCAAGAATGAATCCTTCGTTGTCCTTGCCTGTTCCTAGAAACGTCACTTCTAATCGGTCATCCTGAACGTCCACTCCTGCCGTAATCACAAGCACTTCTGCTGGCGCTGGTGCTTTGTAGACTTCTCGCCTGTTGTACAACCCATGCTCGTCTATCGTTTCGCCTTGGTCTTCCCAAGTTTCGCCCAGGCTAAGATTGACAAAGGTCTGAAGCTGCTGTGCTGAGTTTTGGCATTGCAAGAATTCTTGTGCCATTTCAGCAAGCCTAGTCCAAGGTGAGTACAACGCATTAAGCCGGAAACCTGCGATTCCGTTGCAATGGCGTTTAGCTTTCCAGCTTCCTGCTCGAACTGCTCTCAGTCGCTCGCCTTCAGTCCAGCCTGTTTCGCATTTTTCACAATGCAGCTTTGCGTCAGATCCGTCACCTGTCCAGCGAACCGAATTCCATTGCAAGGTCTGCTCATGCTCGCAATGTGGACACTTCACAAAATAAAATCTTTGGTCTGATTCCTCAAACCAACGCTCAATGACCGAAACGCCTTTGACGGTTGGAGTGCTAACCAAGACGATCTTGCGGTTCCAATACGTTGACGTTCTTTTCATGGCCAGCCGCAACGGATCTCCGTCAATCTTTGCCGTGTATGGGTAACGGTCTGTCTCGTCACAAAGCAAAATTCGGATTGGCCTAGATGATAAGCCTGTTGCTGAATTTGCCCCAACCAGTGTCAACTGACCACCAGCAAAACGCTTTTGTAAAATCGTGTCTCTTTGGTTGCCTTTGCCATCAAGCGTCAGTTGCTTGAGTTCTGGCGTATCTCGCAGCATTGGAAAGATTCGCTCTTTGCTGAAACCTTCGGCAGCGTCAACCGTAGGCTGCAAAAAAAGAATTGGGCTAGGATCAAAATGAATAAAATAACCCAGAGTATTCAGCAGGATTTCAGATTTGCCACACTGAGCTGAAGACATGAGAACAACGGTGTGAATCAGTGGGTCAGAGATTGCGTCCATGATGCCGCGCTGAAACTCGGCTCGTTCTGTTCGCCACTGGCCTTGCTCGGCTGAAGCTTCACCGGATAACTTTCGGTATTCATCAGCCCATTCGCTGATTGTCAGTTTTGGAGGAGGTTCAAAATACTGAAGAGATTCTTGAAGAACTTGCTGAAGAAGTGCGCTCATGCGTAAGCGTCAAGTGGGACGTCTTTGAATTCTTTCAAAGCTTCTTCCAAAGCATCTGCAATGATGCCTTTGGCTTCTGTCAGAGAGGTTGCTTGCAAAATGTCCGGTGCAAGCTTGGTGGGCATGGCAAGAACGCGAGAACGAAACGCGATAATCTGTGAAACCCAAACATTTTTTACGTTATCGGCTCGCAGCAACTCACGCTCCAGTAATTTGCCTTCGAGTTCGGTTTTGTTCGCCTGCGCTTTTGTCAGTCTGGTTTTTTCATACTGGAGGTCATTGCCAACTCTTTTCTTAACGTACCATTCAACGCATTTCGTCAAATCATATTGGTTTTCTTTGCCGTCCATACCCTCCAAAGGCATACCCTCATTGTGCCATTTTTGGATGGCTCGCGTGGTGACTCCAAAGGCTTCAGCAATTTCAGATTGATTGAGGACCATACATAGGAACCATAAGTTACTGTAAACTCAGTGTTTC